TATTATATGCCTTGTGAAACACACGAAGAACTTAAAGCACCTTGTTGGGATGGTTACGAACAATATGGTACAAAAATAAAAGATGGTAAAGAAGTACCTAATTGTGTTAAAATGTCTACCGAAAAAACAGAGTTAGACAATTTTATGGAGGAATTTGGAGAAGATGAAGATTTAGAGAATTGGACTTTGATTGATGAACGTAAAGTTGATTATGATGATGAAGAAGCATTAGATTATCAAATAGATCAATTAAACAAAAAAAAAGATAAAAGCACATTAGCAAAAATGTGGGAATTTGTATCAACTGGAACATCAAGACCAAATAGTAAATCAAGCCAAGATGAAGCAGTAGGTGATGTTGCCTTTAAAGTAAGATATCAATATGCACCATTAAAAGATACTTTTGAGGGTGGTAAAGATGTATCAAGAGATTTTTGCAGAAAAATGGTAGCTGCTAAAAAACTATATAGAAAAGAAGATATATTGCAAATGGGATATAAGGCAGTCAATCCAGGTTGGGGTGCAAGAGGTGCTGATACTTATTCTATATGGTTTTACAAAGGTGGTGGTGCTTGTCATCATTATTGGACAAGAAAAACTTATATGTTTACATTAGATAGCAAACGAATAGATGTTAAAAGTCCAACTGCACCAGCTATAAGTGTAGCAGAAGCAAAAAGAAAAGGATTCAAACCAGAGAAAAATAACCCATTAGTAGCAAAAAGACCGATTGATATGCCTAATGAGGGGTTTTTACCAAGTAATACAAGAAGATAATGGCTACAACTTTATTTATAAATAGAACTGATTTGATCCGTAATTCAATTATGGATGGTAATGTAGATACTGATAAGTTTATTCAGTTTATTAAGATTGCACAAGAAATAGATGTGCAGCAAATAATGGGAACTAAAATGTACGATGGTTTAACTGCTGCAATACCTAATATTGATTTACCAGCTAATGCAAGGTGGAAAACAGTTTTAGATGATTATATAGTACCAATGTTAATATGGTATGCACAATCTAACTATATGCCTTTTGCAGCGTATCAAATAAAAAATGGTGGTGTTTTTAAGCATACATCAGAAAATGCACAATCGGTAGATAAAAACGAAATAGATTTTTTAGTAGAAAAAGCAAGAACAAACGCTGAATGGTATAGCAGAAGATTTATTGACTTTATGAGTTTTAACCAAACTACATATCCCGAATACACAAGTAATATAAATGATGATATATACCCAAGTAATGATGCAACTTTTAATGGATGGGTGTTATGATTTATAAACCAAAAAAAGCAAACATAGAAAAACTAAAAACCTTTTTAAAAAGGATAAAAATAAAAAACAAGAAATAGTATGGCAACTTTATTTAATACTAAAATATCTGAAACTTACGAGGGTTTAATAAAAACATCTGATAATGGTGTAATAGGTGCAGTAGAAAAAAACTTAACAGATGGTTTAGGCAACGCATCTACTTTCAGTATAGGTACATCAACTGCAAGTTTTACTGGAACTTTAGATTTAACAAACGCAACAGTACTTGGTTTACCAAGTGATGCAGTCGCTAGTGTAAACGGAAAAACAGGTGTTGTTGTACTTACAACTACTGATATAAATGAGGGTACAAATTTATATTTTACAGATGCAAGGGTAGAAGCAAATAGTGCAGTTGCTCTAAATACTGCAAAAGTTGGTATTACTGCTCAACAAGCCACTGATATTACAAATAACAACGCTAAAATATCTTTTGATAGTGCTTCTAGTACAAAATTAAATGGTATTGAAACTGGCGCACAAGTTAATACAATAACAAGCGTAAATTCTTTAACGGGTGCAGTTTCTTTAGGATTGCTTGAATTAGATGATGTAGGTTCTGATGGTACAAATGGACAAGTATTAACAACTAATGGTAGTGGTAGTTTTAGTTTTACTACTGTTTCTGCTGGTGGTGCAGTAGATAGCGTAAATGGTGCAACGGGGGTAGTAGTGTTGGATACAGACGATATTGCAGAGGGTACGACCAATAAATATATGGTATTGGGTACAACTGCAACAACTGCTCTAGCAGGTAACACAAGTTTATTACAACTTGGTACAACATCTACTACTGCTCTTGCAGGAAATACTACTACAATAACATCACAACAAGCAACTGATATAACAACGAACAACGCTAAAGTAGGTATTACTGCTCAACAGGCTACAGATATTACTAACAACAACGCTAAAATTTCTTTTACATCAACTGGTACAAATAATTATTTATCAAAATGGAATTCAAACACATTAATAGATAGTATTATATTTGATAATGGAACTAACGTAGGTATAGGGACTGCTAGTCCTAGTGCACCTCTAGATGTCCGTAGGTCAGATACTAGTGGTATTGTTGCAGAGTTTAACAATAACGTTGGATACGGTATTAATGTTAATGTAGAGAGTGATGGTGGTAATAACACTATAAGTTCTGGAAATAATCAATCATTAGCCTTTGCAACAAATGGAGGTTCAAATGAAAGAATGAGAATAGGCATTACAGGTAACGTAGGGATAGGTACTACTAATCCTATTAATAAGCTAGATGTTATTGGGAATATAAATGTTTCGGGTGGTGATGGAAGTTATTTAACATTTAATAATGGTGATGCTAATATTGTTATTAATAATAATGGCGCAAGTAGAGATTTATCATTTAAGACCTACAATGGTACTGCGTTGGCGGAAAAAATGCGTATTGATAAAGATGGTAATGTAGGGATTGGGACAACTACTCCTAGTGAAAATCTTGACGTAAATGGAACTGTAAACTTAACAAATCTTAAAATAGCAACTGCACAAGGAACAGATGGGCAAGTTTTAACCTCAACAGGTTCTGGGGTTGCTTGGGAAGATGCAGGTGGTGGTGGTGCTACCGATTTGAATGGTTTAAGTGATGTGTTAGTTGATGGTACATCTGCTTATTTTTTAAATATACCAAGTTCTTTAAGTGGTAACCCAACCGATAATTTAGTTATTGGTGATAGTGCTGGTAATTCTTTAACAACTGGAAATAGCAATATATTGTTAGGTAAAAATAGTGGTAACGCTTTAACCAATGGTACTGCTACAGTAATGATAGGTGAAAATGCAGGTTTAGGACATACAACAAATTCAGCATCAGTATATATAGGTTTTGATGCAGGAAAAGCAATGAATGCTTCAAATGCAGTTTGTATTGGTTATAGAGCAATAAGAAATTTACAAGGTGCTTATAGTAACCATACAGTTGTTGGTGGGCAATCTTGTGCTAATACATTATTTTATAATTCACATACTGCTTTTGGTTATAGAACATTATTTACACAATCAACTGGGCAAAGAAATACTGCAATAGGATATGAAAGTTTATATACTGGTTCAAGTTTTACAGATAATACTGGACTTGGTTACGAGTCTGGTAGAGATGTAACTGGAAACCAAAATACTGTTTTAGGTGCATACGCAGCAAATAGTGGAACTAATGACTTAACATCGGGATCAAATAATATTTTAATAGGTTATAACGCATCAGCAAGTGCAGCAACAGTAGATAATGAAATTACTTTAGGTAATTCAAGTATAAGTACTTTAAGATGTGCAGTTACATCTATAACATCATTATCTGATGAAAGGGATAAATCAAATATTAAAGATTTAACTTATGGTTTAGATTTTATTGATAGCTTACAACCAAGAGAATTTATATGGGATAATCGAGCAGAAACAAAATTACAACAAGTTAAAGATGAAAATGGTGATGATGTACTTGATGAAAATAATGATAATGTTTTTGAAGAAGTTGAATTTTATTCTGATAATAAAGGTAAAAAAGATTTTGGTTTTATAGCACAAGAAGTACAAAGTATAGATGATGATACTTTAAGATTGGTATATGATAAAAACCCAGAAAAATTAGAAATTAGTTATGGTAAATTAGTACCTATTTTAGTTAAAGCAATACAAGAATTAAAAGCAGAAATAGAAACATTAAAATCTTAAAATTATGATTACTTACGAATGGAATTGCAAAACAGTTGATTGTTATATTGAAACAGAAGGTAAATCTGATGTAGTTTATAACGTACATTGGATTGTTACTGGAGTTTCAGATGCTTTAAACCCAGAGGGAGAACCTTACACATCTAATAACATTTGGACACAAAAATTAAAAATTGATGACATTACAAACTTTATACCTTTTGATCAACTTACAAACGATGAAATAGTTGGATGGACAAAAAGCACAATGGGAGATGAACAAGTAGCATCTATTGAAGCAAATATTGCATCAGCTATTGAGTTGCTTATAAACCCAGTTTCTGTTACTTTACAAGTTGGAGAATAGTTAAATATAAAATGATTATATTTGTTACTTAACCAAAAAAAATATTTATAATGTCAAAAATCACAAAAGAAGAATTAAAATTAATTCAAGAACAAGACCAAAGAAAAAAAGCAATTTTAAACGATATAGGTTTATTACAAGTGCAAATACATACATTAAGCCATATGTTTGCACAACTTAATCAAGAAATTGAAGATAATAAAAAGGTACTTGAAGATAAGTATGGTGAAGTAAATATTGAATTATCTGATGGTAGCATAAAACCA